ATTGGTTCCGGCAGGTGCACCAATCCCATTGTAAATTATATTCGAGTTCACGATGGAACTATCTGTATAAGCCGAATCAAAATAATTACCTATCACCGAATAGATGCCGCCCCCATCATCTTTCACAAAGCAAAAGTTTGAAACGATATTATTCCTTACTATAGATTTCTTTCCGTGAAAATCTATTCCAATATAACCGGTGCTATCAACTGTATTCCCCACGATGTACGGTCCTTTGTCTAACCCTTGCACATAAATGGCATTATATCTTGCATTACCCCCCAACCCCATGCCTGCCAACGTGCCAGTATTTTTAATTGTGTTACCCACAACAACAGCAGAATCACATTGATTAACCGGAGTGGTATAGTAATCAAGCTGCCTTCCATATATGGCCCCACTTAACGAATGGTTTATGGTGTTATTGAGAATGTTTAATCTTGAAGATTTCAAAGCTGATAAAGCAATAGTTCCACTATAATCAAATGAACAATTTTTGACTGTTACATTCGAGCAGGTGTCAAATTGAATAGCTGCGATATTTGCTCCTGTAATGTTAATACCATCAATAGTGATGTTTGATTTTTTACTAAGCCAAACTAAAGTGTCAATATTTGAAATTTGAACCGTTGGTGTGACTGTTGAATAAATAGTTAAAGTAGCTCCGTTGTAACTGTACTCGTTTACGGTATCAACCAAAGAAGCTAACCCTTGAAGAAAATACCCATTACTAAATAAATTTGTATTGTAGGTAAGATTTGGTGAAAGATTTAAAGTTCCTCCTGACTGCGATGTAACTGTACTTAAATCGAGCACCCACGGAGCGGTTCTTACGACTGCTATTGCGCCTGTATAGTTTGGTGTTCCGGTTAATGAAGTTGTGAGTGTTGAATACGTTTTAGAAGAATAAATCAAATAACCGGTATTTGGATAGCGGCCTTTGTGTGCCACTTGTCCGTTTATTAGAACCATATTCAACACTGTGCTGGCTGATACCGATTTAGTCCAGATATTGCCAGATTGAGTAAACCCTGTTACTGATTGAAGCCCTGTTATAGTTGGCTTTGCACCTGTACCGTAAGAGGTAATATATATGTTTGAATTAGGAACAAGTCTTTCATTCCAAGAGCCACCACTATTTAATTTCACGGTATCGCCGGAAGCAAAACTGAATGAATTTACCTTAGCTAAAGTCTGCCATGACGTAGCAGGGGTTAAGCCGTTCGCTGCATCACTCCCTGAATTACTTACATAATAAGTTGTCTGCCCGTAAGCAACAGACCAAAGGAATAATATCGTGAGTATTAGCCTCATTTTATTCTTTGAAGTATTATTATATCACCATTATCCCACCCAATGCCTGTAATTACATTTCCGCTCGTTGTATAATCTGTAACCGGATAATTTCTTACACCATTTCTGAATATCTCGTAATCTGCATAAGTTGTAGGAACGCTTGTAAATGTTACCGCACCACCGGAAACCGTTTGTGTTTGAATAGAAGTAATTCCACCGCCTCCGCCGCCGCCGACAGCAACCAATGGGCTTGCGGGAGTTCCCAAACCTGTAATTGTAGTGCCATCCACACTGATCTTTACCACCGGGTTAATTGGGTCTGTATTATCTGTATTAAGGCCGGTCACTGTTTGTACAGAACCACCGCTAATCGAACTTCGTATCGCGGCCGCTGTATCTCTTAATTCGCCTCTTTGTACATAAGGGCTAAGCATAGAAGCAGTATCAGAAATGTTTAATTTTAAATCTAAAGAACTATTTACTACTGTTACTATACTATCCACCTGTCCTCTTGTATAATACCCTCCTAATATAGAATCTACTGTACTCCTTGATAGACCTGCTTCGTTCCAAGAAGAATCGGAAGGATTATAAACATAAAATTTAGCATTACATGAATCGTAAGCAATAGCGGCCTTTTTTAGTAAGACATCCCCTGTTAAATTTGGAACACCGCAAAAGGTAGGGATGTGAAGTGCTTTTCTTACTTCGTATCTGTCTATTGAGCGGCCGTAAGCTGCATCATTCTGGTATACCTGAGATTTCGCCGTAAAAGCCGTGAAAATCAGTAAGAATAGGAATAGTTTTTTCATTAGTCCAAAACTAATTCCTTCACCACTTCTAAAGAATTTACAAATTCCCCCAAGCTATTTAACTATGATAAAATCAAAGCCTAAATTGGGAGTTGTATTTGCAAGTCTTTTTGCCGCTACCTGAAAAGAATTAGGGGTCTTGGTTACGATAACAAATGATGCATCATTATCAGCATCCCAGTTAACTGATTGGCCAACTAAATTACCAATAACACGGTAGCCATTTGGCGTGTACGGGATTGATACCGGAAAAAGTTTATCGTTTGCATTAAGGATTCCCAGATTAACCGATGCTGCATAAATAATTTGCGCCCCCGGTGTTTCCTGAACCACGTTATACATGGTACAATTCCAAAAAGTACCGTCAAATTCAAATTCGTACGTGCCTGTAAATTGAATATCGAGCGAAGATTTAGTAGTATTCCCCCAAATTAAAGGTGCATTATCAAAAGTAACCTTCCCTTTATCGGACGGATCTGCGTACGCCCCAAAATTGGTAATACGAAATATGTAACCAACCGGAATAGCACCCGTGAGAACATAATTTGCATTAGCGCCCGAAAGTCTGATCAGATGCCGCAAATGCGAAGGTTGATAATTGACTGTTGTATTTACGTCTACACACATGCCCGGTATGGTTGAGTTACCCCCGAATTGTTTTCCTACAACAGAATCATTCACTTGTGTTGCTACAGCTTTTGGTTTGCGGGTTATCAAGAACTCTTCCGTGTCGCCGAAAACGTCCGGATAAATCAAATCAATTCTGCCAACAGTATTAAAAGTATACTGTGTTGGATAATAAAACGTTCCATTCCTGAATACATTAAAGTCTGTGATAGCCAGTCCCGCTAAAACCGGATCAATATAAGACGATGTTCCAGCCACGGGAGTTAATGCTCCGCCATCACCGATCTTAAATTTAATATCATCAAATAATGAAACTACACTTTCGGTAGGGAGGTCATCAAAGCTATGCAGTAGGTTGCCCGATGTCGCGCCAAACATTTTTAAAATGTGAGGCACTTTATCCAGCCCGGTAAAGGACACGGAAAAAGGCGCATCATGTGGAGCAGGCACGGTTAAAGTTCCTACTTCTGCTGTAGGGGCTTGAGCTTCATAAATCTTAATTATAAAATCCTCCGTATTTGTGGAAGGTGAAATGTGGTAATTTATTTCCATTAGTCTAAATTTTCAATGTCTATAATATGTTCGTCGCTTTCGGCCTGCCCAAAGAAATTAGTATCAATATCGTAAGCCGTAACAAGTCCGTCGGTTATGTCTGCATCGCTCATAAATTGAAGTCCGCTTACATTCTTGGAAGGGACTATTTCCAGTGAACCGCCATAGAGAGGAAACCCCTTAACCCTGTTTACTTCCCATTTTGCGCCCGTATTCTTTGAATATTCCATGTCCTGAATTTCTACATGGTCACAAACGAAAATCCGATTAAGAAGATCAAGCACCCACGGCGCAACCCCTTTTTCATCTCCGATATAAAGCTTAAACGTGCGATAAGGTGTGCCCGTAAGTTGCTCTACATTATGTATTTGATCGGTATAATCGGAGCTATCGGCTTCCGGATTAAAATCCATAATTCCCGCCTCACAGCGAAAGTTAAATTCTATTCCTGTCGTGAAAGCTACTCCGTAATTATTCACTGAATTCTTATAAGCGAAACTGAGTGTGCCCGGCCATAAAGTTTGTAATCTGACGGGCTCTGAAATCGCTTCAAACGTTACGTCTCCATAAGTAGCTTTAATATACGCGTAATAAACTTTATTAATCGGAAGATCATCCAGGTTAACTGGAGCTTCATAGATGTTGGTTCCTAAATCCGCGCCGTCGGCTGTTTTGACAAAAGGGATAGATTTTTTTACCGCTCCCGAACAATCGTAAAATTTAAGGTCATCTGGTAAGATTGTGGATTCTACCTGTACCGTCGTGATGTCGCCGATTTGCCACTTTTGATAATAATTTATTTTTCGCTCAAAGGATTTTATTTGGTTATACATCCAGTCATCATCAAAGTGAATTCCCGGAGTGGCTGTGTTGGGTACGAATTTAATCGGGTTGAGAAATGGAATATTAAGAAATGTGGTCATATCGTATCAATTAATTGTGATAAATCAGTTTCCGGTGCACACAGTAGCTTTAGACTTTGTACATCGCGTGTAGCGGGCTTTACACCTCCATCCACTAGATAGCCGTAATAAATCTTCCCCTCACTTGTAAACGATAGTTTAGAATACATATTTGCCTGAATAACTTTCAAGAAATTATAATCTGTGGGAACTTTAAAAGTGAAGTAATAAGGCTTAAAAAGTTTGGGAGCAAACTGCGCGATTTGAACGTTATCTTTTTCCGTTATCGTTACTCCGTTTAAGGTTCTGCTTAGGTCTGAATTCTTATCCCCGGCCTGAAACTTGACAAAGTTCATATCCTGAAAATCCAAGATTGAATGAATATAATCGCCGTTGTTTAAAAGATTTGTATGTGGCGATAGTTCCACGTTAAACATTTTAGCCGGGTGGAGCAGTCCAGCGATAGAACTGTAAGCCGGGCGGTTCAACTGATAGAGTGTAGCCGAAAAAGCCGTTATTGTTACATTTTCAGTTCCATCTGCAAGCGGCCTATCCACGGTTAAGATCGTGGCATCTGTAAGAATAAAATTCGCATTTATGATATTATAAGTGCCGTTATTTAACGTACCTGTGAGGTTAATAATGCCCGGATTAAAAAACGGAATTGGAATTGTGATAGTATTTACGCCGTTTAAATTATAAGTAAGGCTTCCGGATAAGATCGTGAAAGTGCCACCCTTTTTTACGTTGAGAAAAAAAGTATCATTGTCACTTTTATTATCTGTGGTATCTTTCCCGTCAAGATTTACTCTGAGCAGTTCAATCCCGTAAGCGTCCGCCCGGTAAGGTGAAGTGAGATCAAGCTCCTGCACGATTCGGGTGTGAGGCGTGGTGTAATTTTGGGTAACATTAAATTCATCCTTTCCGTTTACGCTGTCATAATCCTGGTTTGCGTATCCTACTTTAATCGTGTTGAAAACAATATCATCCGCTACTGTTACTTCGAATTCGCTCACTTCGCCTAAATCCACCACTACATCATTCTTGAAAAAGTAAGAAGTGTTTTCCATCACTAAAATATCATTCTCAATGCCCAGGCCCACGCCTCTTATTTTCATAGATTTAAGAAAATCTGATAAGGAAGTTTGAATAACCGACCCGCTTAAAGTAGTCGTACTGCCTTCGTGGTTTCTTATTGCTGAACCGGAAGTAATCATCAGGTCATCCATTGAGGCCAAATAGTTGGAACGTGCTGTATAACGCCCTTCTGTCATCTTTTCTACTATCTTCTGAAAGAGGCGAAGCGGTTTTAAGGCCTTGATAATAGTTTGGTCGAAAGTTACTTCGTAAGTAACTGTGAACGAACCACCTTTAATAACATATAAGGGTTGCCCCAAAAAAGCCTCTGTTGTTGTAATTAAAAATAAACGGTCTTGTGGTTCCAAAGGAATATCAAAAGAAAAATCGTAAGTGTGCGAGCCGGTCGATGGTGTTTCGTTTATAATAGTATAATCAGTGCTTACGCCTGTTTTTTTGTTTACCTTTCGAATAACAATAAACGTCGGTTTGTCATCTAATACGTCAACAATTATACTGCCTTCAATGTGGGGAATGATAAATTTAGTGTCATCTTCCATAAACCCGGAATCAATATCATAATCCTGGAAAAATTGATCAAGATTTAAAACACCTTGCGTGGATCCGTCCTGCGCTATCGAACCAATCCCAATTGTTCGCGTTTTATCAAGCGCGTTAATGGTTTGAGGATTAAAAATTTCGTATTCAATCTTATTCGTAAAAGGAAGCCCATCCATCACAGCCATTTCAGCTTGCGGATCGGCATCAACTTCTATTTCATAGGTAGTATCTTCATAAGCCTTTAGGTATTTGCTCATGCCGCCTTCCATCACATTTAGAATAGTAGAATCGCGCTTTTGATCAAACTTTGAAAAGTCCAGTTCTCCTACATACCATGGCTCATATTTGGGTGGGTAAACAGTGCGGTCAAGTTTAGATATTCCAAGATATAAAAGCGCTTCCATGCCATATTTCCACATCGCATCCCGAACGATTTGGGCGCCATCTTTTTTAAAGTTCATGGGGGCTGTGAAGTTGCGGAAAACTCCGAGATACTTCATGTTTCGCCCATATTTTACTAAAGTGTCTTTCCATCCATCCGGCGAATATTCAAGGTGTGCAGGTTGTCCATTAGTCTTATAAATGCCTGTTGCTTCTCTGACTATCTTATCAAAGTAAACAGGTTTTTTATCCTTATTGAACAGCCAAAATATGAAGGATTTATTTTGCATAATTGTAGTCTATGCAAAGTAAAATTTTGAGTAGTTATAGCGGGTTTGTAAATTCCCCCAAAGGATTTTCCTCCAAAAGAAAAGCCTCCCATTTCTGAAAGGCTTATAAAAAAGAAGGTGTAATATTTTTATTGCCAGTAAAGGAACGCACTATTCGTGACATTTTCCCAAAACTCAGGCATTAGGAATTAAATTAGGTGGTTTAATTTTTATTTCCAAGTTATTTGAAATATCGTGTTCTATTAATTCGCGAGAGGTAACTGATTCTCCATACTCTTTTAATTGCCTTTTATACTCAAAGGAAGTTTGATCCATTTGGGCTAGCTTCCCCCTTTTAGGATAAATATTTAAAAAATTAACTGTTTTGTATTTTTTATTACAGACTATAATTAACCTAAAACCATCTGCACTACTAAGATTCTGGAAAGAATTTGGAATTCTAATTTTTATTACTCGAATGTTATTAAGGTCTCTAATTAAGTAATTTTTTCCCCAAATATCTTCAAACGAAAGGTCTTTGAAAAGGTTGCAAATGTCAGATTTACATAAATGATAACCATTTCTTTCTTTACGGCATAATTGTTCAAGTGATTTTCTAAAAGTAACAGTAGAATAAAACTGGCAATCCATTAAATAGCATTTAGCTCCTTTAAAAGATTGTCAAATTCATCGTCTTTGTTTAAACGAAAATGTTTTAAGTCGTGAATCATTTCCCTCAAAAAATTATGGTTTTTCGAGAATTGTTTTACCGAAGTTCTTACGTCTCTGTATAACATAGAAGTCCTTACTGCGCCGAGCAGGGTCATGCAGGTTTTGTTGACATCTAACAACTTTGGCATGATTGAAAATTTAATCTCTTCGTCTGGACATTTATTAATATTGTTATAAAGGTTTTCATTAAGGGCTTCAAATTTCTTAGAAAGTTCATCCAGTGGCTTAGTCACTGAAAGAATCAAGTCAAGGTGTTCATCAGAGCCCGCTATGATGTAATTAACAGACTCTTCGGTATCCTTATAAAAAGCGTCTATTTGTTTTTCTATTGCAACCATAAGTATAAGTAATGTTTTAATTAACTATCTATAGTAGTAAAGCTATAAACATTATGCCAATTTGCTAAGCAAACATACAACGCATTAATATAGGAAAGTATTGTTTTATAAACTTTAGTATACTTTTAATGACATGCTCCTTTTGCATGTATGTAATTACGTAAAATTGCAAATTTTTTAAAATAAATTAAACAAATTTGAAAAAAAATGTAAACAAAACATAAAGTAAATGTGAACCAAAGGAGAACAGAAAGAGAACAAATGGTCAACTTTTCAGTTTTAATGTATCCAATTAACTTTTTTTAAAATCACTACAAAATACGAATTCTTTTTATTAGTTTAGCGAAATGAGAAAAATAATTTTAGGATTATTTGTTTGCTTGCTGTGCTTAGGCTCCAATGCGCAAAAAAAAGACAAGTATCAAAAAATGGCAGACAAATACGTTTTAGATAGTGCAGATCGCGTATTTCCGCAAACAAACGGCGTAATAATTTATACGGATATTATTGATGTAGATTCATCAATAAAAAAGGATGAGTTATTTAATCGCGCAAAAGCCTGGTTTGTTACTGAATATAAATCAGCGAATGATGTACTACAAATGCAAGATAAAGATGCGGGAATAATTATGGGTAAAGGAATGTTTAAGGCCGGGTATAATATGGGCTTGATGTCCGGGTTATCAATTGTAAATGTTTACCATACTGTAAAAATATACGTTAAAGACGGTAAGTATAAATATGAAATTACCGACCTAAACGGACAATCTTACGATTCACCTTCGAGATACGCGTCCGGTGGATTTAGCGATATGCCTATTGGAAATGTAACAATTCCTATAAATAAAAAGAATTACCGTAAATTTTTAGAAAGTATTGATCAAAGCATCAAAGGAATTATTTCTTCCCTAAAAATAGCAATGAGTAAGCCGATAAGCGGCTCTAATTGGTAATTATCTTTTAATGTTTCGCAAATAATAATCGCTGGTTTCCATCCTTTCTGTAACCATAGTAATATGCGGTGACTTGCGTTCAATTTTAGTCAATAATTCAATAGCTTTTTTATTAAATCCATTTTCTATGCTTACGGGCTGTTTTTGTGCTTGTGCCTTTTGCAGAATGTTTAATAAATTATAATGTTTCAGAAAGTCGGCTGTAATGTCGTGGCGAAAAACCTTTTCACCACCGGCCAATTCTATAAGCGTTGGTCTTGGAGGGGTGACATACATTTGGCCTTCTTTAGTTACTATTAATTCACTTCCTTTTTCACCAACAATAGCAGGGCCCTTCGGCGCGTTATCGGTTCCTTTTTCAAATGCAGCCGCTTTTACTAACGCAAGTCCGCCACTTGCTAATACGAAAGGCACTTGAGCGGTAATAGCTCCTGCTGCTGCAAACGCCATTGGCGCAGCCCATGATGTAACTGGATTTGCCAAAAGTAAAAACGCTTCCGCCCTTGCGGCTGCGGCTTTTGCAGCAAGCGCAAAAACCTCTTTTGCAATTTCAGCCCCCACTTCTGCAACGTCGGCAAGTCTTTGAATAGTTTTCCTTTGTTTATCGAGCTTATCCTTTTGTTTGGCGATTTGTTCTTGGTCAAAGGCGGCCTGTTTTTGCGCCTTTGTTATACGCTTTTGTTTTTCCTCTTCTGCAAGCCCGCTGGCATTTATCGCATCAACTTCTTTTTGGGTTTTTTTATCAACATCTTGGCTTTCTTTATCCAATTGATCTTCCTGTTTTTGATTTACGGCAAGTAATCCGCTCTCGATAAAATCCGCTAAATCTTGAGCAAATTGTTTCTTCTTTTCATTAAGCTCTTTTTGGCTCTCAAGTATTTTTTTATTCCCTTCCTGTTCAATTTCCAGTTCTAAATCTTTTGCCTGTTTAATTAAATTCAAATTCTTTACTCCATAAAACGCTTCAATAAACTTTTCTGCATCTTGAATTCTTTTTAAATCAAGTGCTTTTTGTTTAATATCGGCAGCGGTTTCAATTGCCTCTTTTTTAGCATTATACTCTTCCAGGTTTTTAATCTTACCGTCCTGAAAATCTTTATCCAGTTGAAGTAACTGATCATCTTTTTCAATATCAACTGTATCTTTTTTATTCTGAAAAGCAATTTTCTGTTGACCTTCAATAAATTTAGCTGCATCCTCAGCCTCTTTTTTTAATTTTTCATAAGCTTGTTCTGCGATGGCAACGTTTTGAGTGTAGTAATCTTCATTAATCTTTAGAGTTGCTGAATTACCTTCCTCATTGATCTTTTTAATAGCCTCTGTGCGGTATTTTTCGATTTGGATTAAAGTGTCTGCTCTCTTTTTCGGATCTTTAATCTTGGCGGCTTTTTTGTCGGCAATATCAGATTCAAGATCGACAGCATCCGTTTGATCTTTTACGTTCTGTTTAGCCATTTCAAGCGACTTCTCATAGAATTTCTTTTCAGCGTCAAGTCTGTCGAGTAAAGAAGCCTGTTGATCATTTGCCATGGCCTTATAGCCGTTCAGTTCTCTTTGATTCAATTCCTTCAAATATTCCTGTTGTTCTTTGAGTGTTTTTTTGCGAAATTCATCAAGAAGGTTTTCTGCGTTTTTTTGGCCGCCGGTTGTGGTTTTCGGAGGTGGTCCACCAACAAATCCGTTTTTTAAAAGGAATTCTGCGTTAACTTTTTTCTGTGCATCAAATTCATCTTGCGCTTGTTTTACGGCCGCATCTTTGGCTATTTCCCTACGTATTGCACCTTCTCTTTCAAGAGTAATAAAATAAGCGTTTGTTTTTGCTTTCTGAACTGTTTGAATAGTAGTTGCGTCGATAAGCTCCTCTGCTTTTGCGCGGGCCTTCTCTTCCGCAAGGCTTAATTTAACTGCTTTATCTTCCAATATTTTTTCATTGGCCGCCGCAAGCGCCCTTTGTCCTACCAAATAAATTTGTTTTGAAATGGTATCATTAATTAAATTGAGGTTATCTAATTGCTTTGCATCGAGTTTATTATTTGCATCGGCAATTTTATTATAATCATTCAACGCAGCCAACCTTTGCTTTTCTGTCTTTGTTGTATCAGTAATAATATTTCTCAAAAGCTCTAATTTCATAATACTTCCGGTGCTTGTTTTTATGTATTCTTGGTTTACATCCGACGTAGCTTTTTGAAAATCTTTCATTTGTTTTATTGCCTCTTTTGTTAATCCGGTTACCTCTTCCTCTGTCTTCGTTAATGATCTAAAAATGGCTGCTCCTGCTGCCTGCAACGGCCCAAGTAACAATAAAATTAATCCACCAATTCCGACACCAGGTATTGCATAGGCTAATTTCCTTATCCCATTATAAGCGCCACTAAGAAAGCCCATAAATCCTTTTCCTTTTGTTGCAACGCCTGAAATTTCGCTGGCAAATCCTTTGATATTTACCTGTCCGTCTTTAACCCCCTGGACAAACTGCTTGAAGAAGTCCGAATTTTTACCATAAACTTGACCTATTTGTATTCCGGCTTCTGTAAATGCTTTTGATTGCGCGCCCGTGGTGCTAAAAGACTTTCCTGTTAATGCTGTGGCATTGGTAAGTACATTAAACTTTGCCGTTAATTGATCCAGTTCCGCGCCTTTGAAATTGCCGGAAACTAATTTACCATGTACTTGGTCTAATTCAGTATTTAAGGTCTTAAAAGTCTGACTAAAAGCATTAGTGGGATAATTCCCGATATTTATTTTCTGCTTGGCAAGAAGGTCACTGTTTTTATCAATCAGATCATTATTTTTATCAATTTCAGCGTTAATAGCTTTCAATCTTTCTAAATCTTCTGCCGTTGCGCCTTCACCTACCGGAATAGCGTTTCTTTGTTGGGTAAGAATTGTGTTTTGGGCTTTAGCGGCATCAATAGTTCCCTGTACTGCGAAATCTGCATTAGTACGGGCTTTTAGTTCTGCATTGGTAAGTTGTATTTGTTTTCTATATTCTGATTCGGCAAGTTTTGCAGCTACTATTTGTTCATCATACTTGGCCTGTGAAATGGTGCCGGCTTTTAATTGTGCGTCCAAATCTTTTTGGACTGCCAAATTACCCTTTAAGGCGGTTTGCGTTTGGGTAAGAAATAGTAAAGATGCTTCTGTATCATTCGCAGGAACAAAGGCGGCTTCTTTTACGACTGGCGTTTTTAACTTTGCGCCGCCAGCTTGCCCGCTGCCTTGGGCAATATCAAAAGTTCCTAAATCAGATTGAGTTTGAGCACGTTGTTTTTGTACTTCTTCTAAATCCTGTTCGGCTTTTTTTTGTGCGGCTAAGGCTTTTATCTTTTCAGCACTTGCAATTTGAGCCTGTTTTGCTGATTCTTTTTCAGCATCAGATTTTGCTTTTGCGTCCGCAATGGCCTGCTTTCTTTGTACAGATAGTTGCTTTTCTACTAACTGTTGTTCCTTAATAGAATTGGTAAGTTCCAAGTTTTTAACCCTCAAGTCCTTCATTACAACAGAAAGCTCTTTATTAGCAGCAGACAAATCTTTCAGACCTGTAGAATCGTAAAAAACCTGCGCTTTGGGGAAAGTTTTAATTGTAGTGGCCAAAGCATCAAGCCTTGCTTCAACTTTCTTTATCTCGGCCTCAATGGCCGGGTTATCTATTATCGAACTAATTAAATCTTCTGCCATATTACAATTGTTTAGCCTTGTTTTCAATATTGTTTCCAATCAAGGCAATAAAAAGTATAACCGCTAACTTCCAATCATACCAGCAAAATGATAAAAATAAAGCGACAACCGTTATCGTACCTCCAATAGCCTGTAAGATTAATTTTTGTTTTTTAGTATTTTCCATGTTTATTTATATTTTTCAAGTTGACGTTCTTTAATTTTCATTTCAGAAATGTAATTGTTGAATATTTGAGCAAAATCAAATACAGTGGTGGTTTTGCGGTCGATAGGATAACCCTGATATTTCGCAAGCATTATAATCGTCCTGATAAATTCATCTTCGCTTTGTTTTTTCCCCGTAGTGGTCTTATTGAGGCGGTTAAACTCATCCACCAATTCACCGTGGTCGAAAACTTTTCTTTTAGCAAGGGAAGTGATCATATCTAAGGCTTCCTGATAATTGCTGTCAGTGAATTGTGGCACATCATAACCTAATGAACGAACTTCATTTGCTATTTCTTCATCGTATCTTAACTTAAGGAAAGGAATCGTAAAATCAATGTAGATTATATGGTGCTCAAGAATGGCAATTTCTTTTTGTATATCAAAAAGAGCATCCGCGTTTTCAGATTTTACTAACCCCGACCATTCGAATAAAATCTCATTCCATGCGTCATACGCTTCATCGGTCATGGTTCCGGAAATGAGTAATCCGGAAAGATCATTATTACAATACGCCCGAATAAAAGGATCAAGACAAAGTGTTTTGCATGTACGGTGATATATAACCAATAACGGGCATTCCTGGCTCTGTGGCGATACGCAAAGCTCCTTGTTCGTCTCTATAGAGGGCGATCGTTTTATTTTGCTCTTTTGCCATTTGTTTGGCAATCTGAATTGTTTTTTCATCGTTTGCCTTTTGTTGCGTTATGGCGGCAGTACAGTTAATGCAGGCCATGATTACAATATTTTTCTGCCTATAATTCCATCACAAAACTTTTCTAAAAAGCGATACTTTAAATTCAATTTATCAACTAACCCAAAAGTTACCTTGTTGATTACTTGGCATACTTTAAGGATAAACTTGCAAAAAGCAATTTGCCTTTTAAGTTTTTTCCACTTTATTTTAATTTCTAAACTTGCCATTATACTTTCAATTTTGCTTTTACATTTTTTACTAAAACAGGTCTTGTTTTATCCGCTATTAACTTCACTTTACTTTCTTTTGTAAGGCCAAACGGATCTCCAAAATCTTTAATCAAATGAGCGGCCTTAGGGTCTGCTGTATCAATCACATAAGTTTGTTGTCTTACATCTACGAATAATTCTCTTTTTAATTCACCTGTTAAAATCCAGTCCATATTTCCAAGTCCGGCAAGCGGATTTTGGGCAAACTTTTTAGCGGCGTATTTATCACTTTTATACTTTCCGATTTTACCGCCTTCCCGATTTTTACCGTGTAGCAATTGATCACCCTGTAATTCTATTATTTCTTCTCTCGATTGATATAAAGCCTCTTCCGCTTCCTGTGGAACGTTTAAGGATTTCATTCTACGGATCATATCGTTTACTGTTGCCATTGCAAAAAAAGCCCACTGTTTAGCAGGCTTTTTCGGATTACTTTTTCAAAGGATTATTTTCCCTTAGCTGGTTTGATCAACGCAAAAGCCTGTTTTAAAAACGCGATCTTATTTTCTTTTGATCCGTAAGAATCCGGAACAGAATTAAGTTCGTGTTTAATAAAATCTTCCTCACTGAAACTTGCGAAATGGTCTGCGTTAAAACAGCTTTTATCAATTTTTACTTTCTTTGTCATACAATATTTTTTAAAGATTAAGATTTAACTACCTGTACTGATGCTGTGGATTCGAAACCATCAACTCCCAGCGCTTTTAAGGCTGCTACATCCACCAAATCAATATCCACTTTATCGCCAGCGGTAAGTGCCGTAAATGCTGTAGAATCGAGCGTTACCACGAAATACTTAGCAGTGCTATTGTAGGTTACTGATGTGATTGTGAAAGGCGCACCTGTTTGATGATTGGTTGCTTTCCACGCGTCAACGTCGGCCATTTCTGTAGAAAAGTTATCTCCCAGGCTTTTACCACCTGCTGCGATAGCCGAAATATTTGCTACGTTGGTGGCTTGTGAAACCAATTTCAAATCAGTATCTACGATCCCGGAAATTCCAAGCACAGTAGAATCCAATTGCACGAAGGCAAGGTTTTCCTTATATTCCACGATGTCATTTAAGACCACTGAAAACGGGTAATTTGACGGAGTTGAAGCATTGGCGAATTTTGCCAGTTGGGCCTTGAATTCTGCCAGCGTATACCCCGCAAATAAACCGCCTGCCGTTTGGGTGCCATAGATCACATAAGCATCATCAATAATTATCAAAGTAAGATTGCTGTTTTCTGCCTTAGAGAGTTGTTTATGATACATATCACCCTTGCGATGCTGAAAGTCAAATGATGGAACGCCTTCCTGCATCGTGATCTGTTGAATACTCAGATTACCTATCGCAGCTTTTGTAGCGGCGGTAGAAGTGTCGTCAAAATTTGAAATTGACATGATAGGGTAAACCCTTGATCCTCTTGGAGCGCGGGTAGCTGTTTTAATCGCAGCAACAAGGGTTGCAACGTCTGCACGGGCCGCGGCGTCAAATCCTACGCCTGCATCTAAAAGCAGTAATGCTTTGGGGGCTTTACGAATTACGTCGCAAAGCGGAAATCCGCTGTTAAAGGTTCCTGCTGAACCTCCACAGTTTGGTAAATTTATTAAGTCTGCCATTTTTTTTAATTTAATTAATTGAACAATTTTGTTTGTTTGATATTTTTAATTTCATGTTGGATATTTCCATACAATCGAACACATCATTTATGATATTCTGTTGGTCTTCCCCCCAGTAATATCTATCTGTTACAGTGTGCGGTAAATTACCACCCATTAGCCCATCAAAGAGATGCCCTGCATCCAGAATCTGGCTGATCAATTCCCGGTAAATCGGATAGATAACAGGTTTAAAAGTTTCTGTCATTCTTTCGCTCGCCCTCAATCCTTTTTCTGATTCCTGAATAATAAACATCCTTAAAGTGGTATCTCCATAATACCCACCGTCTTTTCTGTTGATAGAAAACGGTTGAACAAGCCACAACAAAGGATATTTTTTTGCACTGAATTCTACGGTCTTTGAGTACTCCTTTAAAGTATTCTGCAGTTCCATTAGGTAGCCATATTGGTAGTTGATATTCATGGATAGTTTTGTTCCCATGTTATTTACCAACGTTCCTATTTCGTCCACCATATAGAATTCAGGATCATTCATATTCCAAATTCGTTTATAGGTTTCATAAAATCATACCGGCTATTAGAATAAAACAGGCTGAAAGTAAACAGGCTGTTATCATACTCCGGGTAAACACTTAAATTGGCTTGCAGGAACTGATAAAGCTCAACGTTCATTAAAACCATCTCATTCCACGCCTGGATCATCTTTTGTTTAGGTGAAGTCGCTACATCTTTTTTTGGATCTACTTCACCGGCTCCCATCGTAAAGGAAACGCTGTCTTTTAAATACCGGTAATAAACGTAATTGGCGATAAGGCTTCTTTTGGTTCCGTTACTTGTAAAAGCAAGACCGTTCCATTTAACCGTTTGCCAGTTCCATTGGTATTCTTTGCCGCTCTTTAGATCGGTAAACCTTTGTTCAGGCGCTTCTGCTATAATCCCTGCTTTGTACACAGTATAGAGCGGATAACCCAGCAGCTTTGTAAGCAGTTCCTCTTCGTATTTTTGAATAAAAAGATTTACTGAGGCAATTACTGCCGGGCTTGTTATCTGCCCTATTGATAGATCACCTTCAAAATATGATGTGTCAATTGTCATTTATCTGGTATTTATACCCCTGAATTTAGCCGCCGTGGTTCCTGTTACGGTTGTTGCCCCGGACGTAATGATTCTGTAATAAGGATACGCCGGATTGCTGAATGTCCAAATAGCGCTGTTTACTGATGCATTCGCGTTAGTAAGCGTATCTAAGGGAACATAATTAACTCCGTCAAGACTACCCTGTAAAATGGATGTTCCCGCCATTGTCCCAGTGGCTTTAGTGATCACTGGCTGAATAGCAACAGTGGTATAAGCGTGACTTGTTGAAAAGGACATAGTATCACTGCTGGTATTTAAGATTGCCCCGTTCGGGTTACTTGCCGTGTGACTGAAACTTTGGCACATCCCCGCAAGCGAGAACGCCATAATAGTTAATAAGAAAATTATTTTTTTCATTTTTTTGATTTTTGCGGTTTTCGTACAGTATCGCCTTCCAAAGAGGCTATTCCCAATGAAATAAAGTGTTCTGCTGTTTCGGGAGAAACTTCTTTGATGTCTCCCTCATTGAAGTGCTTAGCCCCTTGCCAGTCCTTAGGGTAGGAGACGACTACCTTTACCATTGTATTTTTAACTTCCTCTTTAGGTGCTATTGAAAGCGATACTGTATGATGAACCATGATTAATTAATTTTAAACTCCGATTGCTGTTTTTACTGTTGCGAAATCTGGACCTTTAACGATTGCTACTTTACGGATATTTGAGATATAATCGAAGTAGAATTGCTCAAGAACTACTGAGTACATATTCTGTGCAAAGTCAGTTCCGTTATAACCTACACGAACGATTAATCCGCCGCGAAGTAAAATGTTGTATTGTTTCAGATCCCCCACAAGTACACTATCCGCAGCCATATCAGGATTCCCTACGAATCCAATTCCACCAAGTACAGCGGGAGGATTCAGATAAGAATTTTGTGCATTTTTAGTGATACCCATGCGGTATTTTTTGAAGGTAGAGGTTACAGCGGCGTTAGCAACGGCCCCGAAAGTAGCATTGTCAACCTGTGCAGCCATAGCAGCAATTACATCAAAATCATTTGCGTCTGGAACAGGTGTGCCACCCTGAAATGAAACTCCGCTATTGTAAGCGGTTGCGGCGGCAATAATATTAGGGAGGATTGCGGCATTTACTCTGTTGATCACGTCAACAGCAGCCTTACCGCGGATATCGCTTTCAAGCTGAGCGAAATCGAGTGCAAACTCCTGAGTAAAGCCTACTAATGCAGCCTCTTTTTTGTAAGTCTGGCTATTCAGTTGATATTTGTACTGAACACTTGGTTTAGTGCCACCTTCCGCAGTTGTTGCTGAACTACCGTCTTTGGCAAGTTCGTCAAACCACATCGCAAAAGGCATAGAGCTATTGAAAGAAGCCCTTATAGTGCGGCAAAGATCAAACACCCATGAACTGTTACGATATTGAGAATTAATTTCAGAACCGGCGCCAACTCTTAACAAGGTAGCAGCATCCAAAGATTGAGTGATGGAAGCGACGTTACCCGCTCCAATTCCATCAATAGACGCATTCGGGCCGGCTGCTTTTGTCGTGTCAAACGGTGTCATCACATAATCACCTTTTTTATTCATGTTGATCATGAAGGTTTTCTGCCCTTGGCCGTTGGAATAGATTTTTCTCAAATCTTCCTTGTTTTCTTCAAACACTTCGCCGATTGATTTGGTTCCAATCTGGTTGGTTTCAATTTTAGCAACTACTTCTGTTAAGGTAGTGCCCTGTTTTGTGGCAATTTCTTTGATTGCATCAAGCGCTTTATCAGCGGCCGCTTTGTAATCATTGAAAGATTTTTCGGTAATTAAATTACCATTTTTTACAGCCTCTTCGGCGAACTCTTTTACTTTCGCCTCATAAGTCTTCAGTTCTTTTTGAACCGATTTTGTAGCCTCATCACCAATTGTTTCGAGCAAGGCTGACTTTTCTTCTGTTGTCATTTTTTAAAAATTAGATGTGAATAAATTTTGTTTGTTTTATCATTGTCAAAAAAGACTTGCTCTCCGGCTCTTCATGAGTGCTCACAGGCGGCTCATTTTTAGTGGAATCTTCTTCGTAATCAGATACTTCTAATGTAGGGGTCATTGTATTGGAGGCAAAGAGTACCGCGCTTCCTTCAATTATTTGCGCTTCCAGTATTGCCCAGAAATAACCCTGGTCGATTGCGTCTTGTTTGTTCGCAACCATTTCTATATATTTATCCCAGTTCTCCTGTTGAACCGGGTAATCTTTATCGTTAATACAGGTAACCATTTTCACGTACCTCATTCCTACGCTGTGTTTCTTTACGTACCCCTTCTGATATTGACCGAACATATATTCATTGCGGTCTTTTTCGATAATTCCGGTAAACACAAGCGCTTCGGTAGTTCCGGGGATGTTAATTCCTAAATCAGTCCATTTCATAGTTTGAGTGCTTGCGGCGCATCCTTCGGCTATTACATCTTCAAATCCTCTTTCGTGGTTATCGAGCAGATAAAAGCCTGATTTCTTGTTGTCTAAAAGAGACTTTTTCCACAATGTCGGAATGTGTACATCTGAGTGGCTGTCAAACCAATTAGTTGTGTTGATCACTACCTGTACCTTTATTTTTGTCGGATCGGTTTGCGTTTCAACTACCTCAGCCTTATCAATTAATTGTCCTTTCTCATTAATAAATAAGGGCGCAGAAAACGAACTGTCCGCTCTTTTTATTTCACTTTTTTTAGTGTGAAAAATCAAACTTTCATTCTTGACAAGAAAGTCCAGAAGCGCTTTTCCTGTAAGGTTTTCAGGTAGTTTCATTTTTTTATAATTTCATTTGAAGCAAGTTGTTTTTCCTTCACTGATTTAATTTGTTCGAGTATTTTTTTGTCTATTTTATCCATTGGTTTGAATTTGTTCTGGTGCGCCGCCTTTCGAACCACTGCCGAAAACTTTTCCTGCCTTCACCCAATCACTGTAATAAACATCTCCATCATCGATTGGGTCCAGTTCTGTTAGTTTCCTCCATTCGTTAGCGGTGATCACATTGTTAAGCCACTGTATCTCTGCACCTGTATTGGCGTATTGAAGGGCACGGCCAGCAGCTAATTTATCATCCTGAATAACAGTAACGTGTGAATAATCTTTTTCAATTTTTACATTATTGGCCTCAGCATTAAAAGCTTCGGCTATCTGCTCATAGATCATTTCAGCAAACGGGATGATAAAATCCTGGTAAAGAATTTTTTGAAATTGCGCCGTTTCTGTGCCGTTCATTGAACTGCTCTTCGTGTTGGCCAGCAACTTAAAAGGGTAGTTCAATGCGTCACATATTACCATTGTGTCATCTTCTGCCCATTCCGTTAACATCAAATCCTTGTATGGAACGCCCATTTGTTGCCACTTCAAAGAACTATTCGAGATAATGAACTTCCATTGATTGCTTTTTATGCCGTATTGCAGAAAGTCATCCTGTATTTCTTTTTTTTGTGCCGGATCAAGTGGAATAGCATTCAACTTGTCTACTTCTGGTGTTAAGATTCCAAGCGCCCCCCGGTAATTGATCAGTACCCCCTTTGAGTTATAAATCCCTATCAGGTTTGAGATATTCTGTTGAATAGGCTTAACGGGTGAATTCGGTAAAAAAAGTGTCTCAAACCCCGGTGTTATGTCGCGAAGGATTATTACGTCATCGGGGTTGAGATTACTTTGTTCGTTTCCATACTTCAGGATTATTGAACTAATAAAACCTTTCTTAAGATTATAGAATGTTTGTTTTGCAAAATTGATCTCACACATATAGGGTGGGATAATCCATAAAGCTGTGGCATCTTCATTAGGAAATCCAATCGGTTTGATGGGCAGAATAATACAGTACCCAAATAACCTGAGATAGACCGCCGCTTGCGCTTCAAATTGTTTCCCGTTTTGAAGGGCATTCGGTTTAGAAAGGAGTGCTTTAACTTTATTAGCATACTCCGATGTAGCTTCTTTAGCTTTTCCTTTGCCTTTAAGATTCGTTATAAAGGTTTTCCCATTTATAAAAGCATAGGCCTGTTTATTAATTATTGAATAAACAGGCGGGCAATACTCATAAGCCTTAACGATATCCCCTAATCCATTATAAGAGAAATGAACATCTAATCCGCCAAGACCTGCACTGTCAAAGAGCCATCCATTGTTACCAAAAGCATTGCCGCCACTTTGGTAATTACTGGAATTAATTAATTGCGTATTCATGGAGTTGCCGAAGCCTAAAAACGATTTAGCGACACTTCCGCTGGCTTTGGCTATTTTATTTATTAGTTTATTCTCCATTTGTTCGCATAAAAATATATTTTGCTTTTTGGGTTAAGGTTTTTTGGGGGAATTTGACATAAAAGAAAAAATCTTTGCAGTATAAAGTGAAGGAAGTAACTTTAGCAACAAGAAATAAAGAAACTGGGTTATGATTAAAAAATCAGAATTAAGGATCGGGAATTTAGCTGAATACAATTCAGAATATTACAAATTTGAAAGTATTGAGGATGTTCCTTATGTTGCCAATCCGCGAACAGGGATCGATAAGATAAAACAAATTTATCTGACCGATTTTAATCCAATTCCTTTAACGTCTGAAATATTGGAACGGTGCGGGTTTGTGAAAGATGATATCATTCAACAGGATTACAGTTATGTCCTTAATCTAAAGGTAAGATTGAGCATTGTTTACTATATGGGTGATGCAAGTTGTTTGTCAGTAATACAGGATGCGAAGATGATTGATTTCGCAAGTGGTGTTTGTAAATATCTTCATCAGCTTCAAAATCTTTATCACGCTTTAACGGGCACCGAACTTGAAATAAAAGAATTACAACATGCTT